ACGCTATAATGAGTAATTGGAGCGAAAAACAAGAAGCGAAGAAAGAGGGCAAGGAAAAGGATAAGGTAAGGCGTGAAAAACTTGCAGGATTCTTTTTTAATTTGGCGCAAGTTTCTTTCACTGTATTATCTTTGGGATTGGCAATAACCCTTGTGAAAGAAGAACTTTATGATAACATTTTATTAATTGTTCTTGTTTCTATGGGAATTATACTTACGGTATTATTTGCAAAAATAGGTAATAACATTTTAAGATAAATATTATGGTTGCATTATATGGGTTTGGGCTTATAACAGTAATAACTGTTGCCTTTTGGATTTATACAGAAACTCCCTCCGGTAAAAAGTGGATAAAAGGGTTGTGATAATATGGATGGATTGACAATATTATTTATATTTACGAGTATAATAGGGGGAGGTTTTGCACTTTGGCTTAAAACCAAGTCAGGCAAGAAGTGGCTTGCAAGCTTATAAATTGACTATTATTTAGATAAAACAATAAAGCCAGACACTACATCTGGCTTTTTCTTTGCAATACATCTCCCTCGGTTTCTACTACACAGTCCTCTCCATGAATATATACATATACAGATGCTATTCCTTTTTGAATTACGTTTACCTTTGCCCGGTCATACACGTTAATGAATATCTTGCAATACTGAGAACAGTCAATAGTCACTTCGCTATCATGACGGACATACAAATCACATATAGAGAAACCGTCAAATAGGAGAGTACCTTTACATTTTCCGTTCAGTACGGCTGTGTGGCTCATATTTCGCTTTTGCACATCTTCATCAACAAAAATGTTGTTTCTGTGAAGAATATCCCTATCGAAGTTTTCCTTTATGAAAGTATTGGTAGGGTACCCTTTGTCTATACAGAAATCAATCCCATGCAAATACTTGTCAATTAACGCTTGTTGATCGGGAGAACCCCATTGTTCCGTCCATTCCGTACATAATCCCAGCGATACCGCTTGGTTGAGTAATGTTCTGCTTAAATCCTTGTTGTTCATAATTTTATATATTAATCTTTCGTTTCCCTTTGTCTATAACCATACCCACTAATCCCATAAACTCCTTTAACACAGCCAAGTTGGCTTCTGTGTTTTGAGCACTTCTTAGTGTATTGTTAGCTATCGCTCTTAATTGCGTTAGTTGCTGTTCTGCGAGAATATTGTACTTTGGGAAAATTTCATTTCCTAATTTTTCAAGAAGAGCACGTTTTACACTTACATCCTGTCGGATGCTATTCAGGTATGAACCTAAAAGGTTTGCCGTATCTTCTGTTACACCTTGTATTCCTTTTGTTAATCCGGAAGTGGAAGATTCCCCGGTAGCCGTAAGCGCTCCTCCAGTAGCTTTATCAAAGGCTTCAAGGAAAGATTGCGAGGCATCTATCATGGCTTTCCCCTCATTGTCGAAAAAGTCTTTTATAGCCCCTGCTGCAACAGCGCCATTATCTTGAATATCCGTAAACTCCTTAAACAGGCCTTTTTCTCCGAAAAGTTTATCCTGTAACTTTTCAAACATGGGCTGTATTACCAAGTTCTTTAATATGTTGTTGGCAACACTTCGCATGATGTTGTTCACTACGTTGTCAAAAGCCTGCGCTGCATCTTCTCCGTTGGCAAAGGCTTCCGTTAGCGCATCGCTTATCTGACTTGCCCAATCCTGAAAATCTATTCCGTACAAATCTTTGGTGAGATCTTCCACGAAATAGGCGATTTGCTCGTTCAGTTCCGCAAGCTGGTTCTTATAATCTTGTATCTTTCCTGCATCAGATTTCTTTTTTCCTTCTTCGTTTCTTAATTGTCCCTCTATCTCTGCGCGTTGAGAAACAAGTCCCACGTATTGGGCCTGATATTGTTTAAGGACGCTGTTATCAAGTTCCTTTCCTACGCCAACCTTTTCCAATGCCTCCAGCGCTTCCTTGTCTACACCTATTTTAAAGTTTAATCCCATAAAACGCTGCATCCCGGCAGGAAGGCTCTCCATTGATTTTATCCGTTTTTTTAATTCTTCCACATAGTCCGAACCCTCGTCCTTTAATACTCGGAATTGCATTTTATAGCTTTCGGTAAGCGAACTCCCGGCGCGTTTAACTTGTTCTTCCAACTGTTCATATAGCAATATGGCACGCTCTATACTTTCGTCTCCACCAAGCGATCTGTCTATGGATTTTCCTAATTGATCGTAGGCGGATTTTAATTCCTCAACTCTTTGTTTACTACGCTGAATACTTCTTTCAAGTCTTTTGTCATGTAGTTGCGCAATGCCGGAAATAAGGCTTAACGCTGCACCTGCTGCTGCTCCCCAAGGACCTGCTGATGCCCCGAATAAAGAAGTCGCCATTCCCATGCCTTGCGATGCTCCTTGCATCCCTCCTCCCAAAATTCCAGCAGCATCTGAAAGGCCTGTTCCCAGTCCAAGATTTTCAAACACTCCTCCTAAGAAATCCGCAGCTCCTGCAAGCGCATCAAACTTACCGATTACGCCTTGTATGGCCTTTGACTGGTCGGAATAAGCCGAACTCAAATCATTTTCCGCTGCGTCTATTTCTGCCTTAGAAGCTCCGCTGCTCTTCAATGCTTCCAGCCTGTTTTTAGCCTCCTTAATGCTGCTAAAAGAGGCCTCCAACGCCTTGAACGGACTTCGTTCTGCAAATTCTCCACGAAGCTTACGCAACGCCTCTACCAATTCTTTGGTATCTTCGATTGATAATCCTTGCTTTTGGGAAAATTCCTCTACCTTAGAAATCATGTCGTCTAACGTAGATGTAGATACCCGGTCAAGGTCATCAAAGATACGCACCCAGTCACTGCTTTCCTTGAATTGATCGAATAACACAGACGATGTATCTTCTTGTGCCCGCTTGTTTACTTCTTTTATTAGTTTGTCGGCCTCTTTACCGCCTATACTTTCCCTGTTTTTCTCTATATCTGCAATGCTCTTTTGACGGTTACGTTCAATATCTTCTATCTTTTGGGAATAGTCTTTATAATCTTCTATCATGCCTGAAAGGTTTTCAATGCTTTCAGACCGCATTTTCTTGCCCTCCTCGCTTATTGCTTGATACAGCTTTAAAACGGCTCCTTCTCCGAATTGCTTCTTTACATCATCCTCTTTCATGGCAAGGACATCAGTAATGGAAAACTTGCTTCCTGTCTTTTTTAGGGCATCTCCAAGCTGATTGCGGAAATCTTCAACAATGCTTTCAAATGATATGTTTTCACCGAAAGCAATGTTCATGGAAAGCGCTTTGTTCCCGGTCGCTTCAAATAGCTTTTTATACAAGTCCCATTTCTCTCCGGCTTGAGAGACATATTTCTCTATTTCCTTTAAGGCGTTATCGGCTTCTTTTTTTGCGTTTTCAATCTGCTCTTTGTCTATCTTAACGCCAAGAGAAACATATAAATCTTTTTGCTTCTCCTTGCTTTGATCCAGCTGGCTTTGGATATACTTGTACGCCTTACTCGGATCGCTCAAGTCTAAATTTACCCCCTTGCTATCAAATACGGGTGCAAATTCGGGTATATTCTTTACTCTTTGGGATGCCGATTCTTCCCCCTCTATTTTCCTCCATTTCTCGTAGCTGGATATAGCTTTTTCTATGAGGTCGGAACGATTCTTCCATTGCTCGGCAATAGGGTCTTTGGCTGTATCTGTTGACTTTTCTCTTCCGCCTAACGTTTCGTATATTTTCCTTGTCGTATCAAGTTCTTTGTTATAGGACGCTAATTGTTTTTCTGAAAATTTATTATCCGGATTAAGGCTGTCTATTTTCTTTTTTAAATCACTTATATTAGTAGATAACCTGCTCATGTATTCTTCATACGATTCACTCTCTTTAGGCTTTATGACATTTAAATCTCCAGCGAGCAAGTTTGCTTCCTTTTCCCAATCAGTCAATGGTTTACTTATATCTATTTGGCTCATCGAATGATAAGACTGTCTGGCTGTATCTATAATGTTAGCCAAGTCTAAACTTTGCTTTTCAAGTTCCAACAGTCTGTTTCTTGCTTTAGTAATATCCTCCGGTTTATATTTGGCAAAGGATAGTTCTCTTCCTGTCTCGTCAAACCTTCTATATCCACCCTCTCTGATAATCCCGGCAAGCCTTTCTCTTTCAACATCTACGCTCTGCTTTTGTATTTGCGCATTTGCCATGGTGCCGATAAATTGCTTTTTATACAATTCCTTTTGCTCTTGAGAAAGTTTTCGCATCTTCTCAACAGAAAGGGATATTGCTACTCCGTATTTGTCTGTTTGGGTTACTGCATCCTTGAAGGTGTTAGATAAGTTCTTGGTTATACGTCCTAATTCCCTGCTTTCTTCTGCGCTTTTGTTGGCTTTTTGGCTAAGGGTTTCGTATCGGTCTATAAGTCCGTCAACGGCCTTGTTCCCCTTCATCTTATCGTTCGTATCGGAAATAGTCTTATTTAAATCTGTAATAACTTCTGTTGTAGTTTTGACTTCCTCTCGAAACATAACCAATGCTCCTACTACGGTTCCGATAAGAGTTATAATCCAAATTATTGGATTCTTTTTCATTGCAGCGTTTAACGCATTTTGCACAACCAGTAATCCCTTAGTTGCGACATTTGTCAACATAACAGCAGTTCTATACGAACCATATACAAACGCCAACATGCCAAGTATATCGGCAACGGTTTCCCAATGTTTCATCAGCTTGGTAAGTATTTCCAAACTATCAGAAAGGACGCCGCTATTACCCTCTGCAATGTCTGCCATCATTACATCCCAAGCATCTTGCAAGTTGCTCCATTTACCCGCAAGACTTTCTGCGAGAGCTTCCTGCATGTTGTAGAATTTCCCGCCTTCATTGGTTAACTCCCAAAGAACATCTTTCACCATGCCAAAGCTGACTTCTTTTCGGCTGATCTTATCGAATACGTCTCCAGCACTGACAACTTTATTTTCAAGAACGGTAAACCGTTTCGCCAGCTCATCAACTAACGGAATGCCTGCTTCTGTGAACTGTCTAAGCTCTTGCCCGCGAAGAAACGCGGCACTACGAACTTGTCCGTATGCCAATATGATACGTCCCATATCAACACCGACACCCGCGGAAATATCAGCAAGCCGCTTAGTCGTATCGTAAAGCTCTTCGTAGGGGATACTATATGCAGAAAGCTGTTTTGCGTATGACGCTAATTCCTTAAACTGGAACGGGGAAGCCACCGCCAACTCCTTGATGCGGTTGAATATCGTTTCAGCTTTCATGCTATCTCCGATAATAGAGGTCAGTGCGATGCGTTGTTTTTGGAACTCCCCACCAATGGTATATAATCCCCTAACAAAACGCTCTACTGTATATATGGAATACACGTTGGCGATTTGATTTCTTAACTCTCCGGCTATTCGAGACTGGGAAGACATGGTTGTATTTGCCCGCTTCATAGCGGAATTATGCGTATCTGCGGCTTTTGCTGCTTGTAAACGGGCGTTTCTAAGCTGCTCAAGGGCCTTTTGAGAGTTGGCGTAAGCGTCGGCACGCATTATTTGAGAAACACCCCTCATGGCTCTTAATTCGCTTGTATTCACACCTTGCCCTTTAAAGGTTTCTGTAAGCTTCTTGATACTCTCACTATCCACCTCAAGCTTCACCTTGTACGTCTTGTTTTTCAGCAAGGAATCTACTTTATCCTCAATCTCTTTTACATCAACCTTCAATCCTACTTTCGCGCTGACGGTTGCGTGCATGTTGACGAGCTTTTTTTTGATAGCTTCGTATTCCTGTTCTGTATAATTTTTCAGGTGAATCCCAAAATTTAAATTTCCGAGGTCTGCCATGTCGATTGTTATTTTGTGTCCTTTTTAATAGCGTTAACGCCGTTTACTATAAAATCATTAAGAGATATTCTTTGTCCTTTAGCTTCCTGCTCTTTCCTTTTTGCCTCCCATTTTCTTGTCAGCTCTTTCATCTCTTTGGAAGTGTGCATTCCCTTGTCTGTCTTATCGTCATTATTGTACACTACAATAGGAGCATCACATATAAGAAGCTCATACAGAGCATTGGTAAGCACCCAGTCCATGTACCAGTTAGGGATATTCACCATTCCCCAAAAGAGAACGAGAGGGCGGGTTAATTCGGGATGTTTTTCTCCGTTTGCAAAGGCTGCTCCTGCCGAAGTTCTTGAAGGATACGATCTGCTTCCTTTCTCGTCATCGTCATCACTGTGTCCTTCATTCCTGTCAAGAACATGGTAATGTTCAAGTATTGAAGTCTCTGAAATTCCACTTTTTTTTTACCAAGAGCAACGACACTTGTCAGTTCTTGGTCCGTATATTTCTTCCACAGAATGCGCCAATGTATCCAATGGAAAAGTCTTATTTTCCACCAGTTATTCAGGATTATAAGGGACGCACATCGGGCTGTCACCTCATCGTCTTGTTTGCATGATATAAAGGTGTGCGTCAGCTTTCTTATCGTTCCCCGGTGAAGCCACTTTATTCCAATCTCCTTTTCGCGAAGAGATACATAGTCTGTGCTGTTCTCAAGCACTTCATCAAGTCTTTCCTGTTCTACCGAAGTAGGTTGAGTTATCGTTTTGTCGTTCATAATGTTTTGAGGTGTAAAAAGAAAAGGCGGCGGCATAAAGCTCACCGCCATTAATATTAGGCACCAGTACCAGCCTGTGTAACTTCTACTGCTGCTGCTTTGCTTGCGGTAGAAATGTTCACAATGGCAGTTCTGACAGATGCTCCATTATTTGCATCAACCTTGACCGTTACCACTTTGCCGCTTACGGAAGTCTTGCACCATGTTTCTGTTGATGAAGCAGATACTGGGCTTTCTTCTGTTGTAGCTGTAATGGTCTTCCCTGTATTATCAGCGCTGCTGACGAAAGACAGGGAAGTAGGAGCTACGGTCAGGAGGCTTTTTTTGTTAAGAACGCGATATTGTCGTCAGAAGCAGCAGTGGATGCTGCACCGTCTTCAATTTCAATCGTTCCACTAAGCGCAAATGCAAACGGAGTGGTGGATGCGTTCTCGAACAACGGGCGTGCGTAGATAGCCATTTTCTTAACCAATATACACTTCTCTCCGTCTTCGCTCAACAACGCAAAACCTGCATTAATCTTCTTACTGTTCAGAGTTACGGAGATTCCGGAATACTCTTGTCCGTTTACAGTAGAAGTTGCTACCTTGTTGGCTTCTCCGAGGAAGAAACTAACCAAATCCTCGCTTATACTTGGTACAGTAGCAGCGAAAGTAATATCGCCTGCCGTACTTGTTACAGCCCAGTCCGCTTGAAGCCCATGTACCTTTGTACGGTTCAACGTGGGTTCTGCTTGGGACAGGTTCAGGGAATCCACAGTAACGGGCAAGTCAAAATCCGGCTCCACTGTTGCAAAGTCAGTAATACCACCCTTTACCAGCATGATAGAAGAAAGACCGCTAAACACTTCTTTCAACTCTTGTTTTGATTTCATTGCCATAATAAAAAGTTTTAATTGTTTATTTTATGTTTATTTTATCACAAGGTCAGCCCTTATCAATGTAGCGCTAAACCCTAATCCGTCATTACCTTTCAGTGTCAGCTTTGGGTTAGAGACGGTGATGACACTGTCACTAATCGGGAACAAGGAAAGGACTTTCCCGACAAGGGCGTCTATTACATTTAAATCTTCAACGCCGCTTTTCTTTAATCTCACGTAGACCTCTACGGTGCAGTATGTTTGTACGTTTCCAAAACCGCATCCGTAAGTCGAGGAAGTCAATTGTCCTGGTAGTGATACTACTATGAAATTATCCATTTGCTTAGGAACGGCAGCGGGTCGGTCATTGGTAAACACGTTATCACTAACCGCAGTTGCTGCATTAAACAATGATTTAAGCGCGTCTTTGTATTTAAAATCCTGCTCGTATCCCATAACTTACATCGGTTTAAATGTCATCTTAGCTATGCTCTCTGCGTAATCGTATGTGTCGGAAAGCACATTCAGTCCTTTCTTGGATTCCAAATAGTTGGAATATTCAGTACCTGTGCACATTACCAACCCTATTACATCACGAGGAGACCTGTAATTCTTGAGGAAATTTACAGATGTGGTTAATCCGTATTCTCCGTTAGTATCAATCAGATTGTACTTTTTTATAGGTATAAGCCTTCCGTTTTCATAGCTTCTTACCATTATCACTCCAAGTCCGTCTCCTCTGCTCAATTTAGGGCGGGTAGCGTTCTTTAATCCTTGTGTGACAACAGCGGTTATTATTCGGGAAAGCCCGCCTCTATAATAAATTCCGACAGCTAATGAAGTTAACGTATTTCCGGTTACATTATGATATTGCGCTGATACTACTCCGTCATGCAGGAGCTTAATGGCGATCTCCGTTATCCTATCCAACATATAGTTGTCAATAACAGAATTAATCTTCTTCTTCGCGTCCTCCAAGACTTTAGCATTATCTTCCATACCTTAATTTTTAGCCAGATTGAAATATAACGTTGTTCCCATTTCCGTAGGATAGCAATCAGTTACAACACACGCTTCAAAGGTTCCACCGTAGTCGGTAACGTCAACAAGGTCTCCCGCGATAATACCCTTCACAAGTCCGGGAATATCTATGGCGTAATCGCTTTTTATAACGTTGCTTTTCGTAAATGTTCTCAAAGAGGAGCTTCCATACTTGTTGCATTCTCCCTCATACAGAACTGTTTCCGATCCGTCTTCAAACGAGGTCTCCCCCGAAATACGATACACCTTGCATGTATGCGGAAAACGTGGATTGTTTACTTTCATAGAGGCCACCTTTTGTTCATGTTCATACCCAAGTTGACAATATTAATAGACGATTTTTTAACATTCTCTCCATACAAAGCGTATATGTCATTAGCCATTTGCCGTAAATTGCGCTTGTCATAAGCAGAACTCTCTGTACCGCCTTCTTTATGTTTCCAAACGCCATTGGCGTCCTCTACACTCCCCGTTACACTCGGAGTGCTCGCGCACCACATATAGAGATCTGCCCGGCATAAGTCCTTGAGACGCTTTTCGATTGTAGTTACATCAGAACCGGAGGTGATGCCTCTGTCAATCAATATCGTATTGATTGCGTTGTCTGTAACCTCGAAGCCGACACAGCCACGAAGGTATTCTTCAATGGTTGTGCCGGTAGTTGTATTTAGAGAATCTTTCATGGTTATTTACCCTTAATGTTCAAGTAGTAGAACCAACGAACCTTGTTAGGAACAACCAATCCGGTAACTTCCGATTTGATAGTCTGCGTCATGGTTTCGTCGTTGAATACTTGGCGAATCAGAGTACGGCCGCCGTCATACAATGCTGTACGTGCACCCGGAGTTTCCATGAAGATAGGACGTCCGCATTGTACGTCTCCCAAATCTTCGTTCGGGACATACGCCATAACTCCTTCCTCAAAGTTCTGCAAGGTCTTGTAGTTAATTTTCTGCGTATCCTTGTCGTAGCTTTCTACTACGGAGATAGAATCAATTACTCTGATTTCGGCACCGATGCGGGTTTCAATAAACGCCTTGATTGCATCGTCGGGAACGAGATTTGCAAAAGCAAGCTGCATGTCTTTGTCGGAAATGTCCGGACGGTTGGCGACTGTGTACATCTGACGGAAATACGGCAGATTGATGATGTCGTCCCATGTGGTCTTGCTTACCTCCCAGTGTCCCTGTGGCGCAAAGTCTTTCTGTCGGCTGTCTCGGTTGACGTCACGCATTACCTTGATAGGATCAATTGTAGTACCTACGGCTGCTCCCTGTGTGACAACTCCGGTTGCGTCAACCTTCTTGTACCAATGAGAATCTTTAATGTTCTTCTTGGGAACGCCAAAGTCTATTGACAAAGAGATGCCAAGAGGATTATTAGCCGCATCAATAATCAGGTTTCCTTTTTTGGATACGACTTGGTTTCTCTGATAAAGGAACGTGTTATAGTTACCTCCAAGCAAGCTGTCTACTCCATTAAACAGAAGTTCCATGATTGTAGCCTCTATTTCCGGTGTAGAACTGCCGATAGCATCCATCAGCATCATCTTTTCACGCAAGATTTTACGGCTTAACGTAATCTCGTGCTTGAAAGTAGGCAGTCCGCCCATTTGCAATGAAAGGCCGTCGGTTGACTTGGTAGCACCGTCACTGTCAATATCTACGTAGGTAGCCAGCGTGTACGGGCGAATTGTTGCCTCAATCTGTTCGTAAGTAGGATTCAGAGGAATGTTAGGATTTAACGGGAAACCCATTTGGGCAAAAGTCTGTTCCGCGTTATACTTATCCGCAAACATGTCGTTAATCCATGCCTCCAACGGTTTGTTGCCGGTATATCCCATAGCAGCAAGCCCTCTTCCTACAATATCGTAAAATTCTTTGTTTCTTGTGTACATATTATCCCCCTTTCTTATTCATTGGATTCGCGCACAAACTCAATCATAGGTAATTGTGCTTCTACTGATTTAGGAATACCGCCACCCGCTACGCGGTCCGCGTATATTCTGCCTGCTCTTACTACGGCACATGTTGCAGAAATGCAACCTTCGGGGATGCAGACATCCTCAAATACAAGGCCGTTTACGTCACTTAAGTTTCCGCTTGCAGTTGCACCTTGCTTGGTAAGTTCCATTGTCCCTGTTACTCCGGTGCTTCCGGGGATAAACATGTAGGCCGGAACCATTGCAGCTGTCTTTTGCGTGAATGTCAGCACTGCGCCACTTCTTTTCACATCCCACTCTGTGAAAGTGGCCTTGCCGCCTTCAATCTTTGTGGCGACCAGTTCGGGGGTTGTTTCCGAAGCGCTTGTTACCGCGATTGAGTAGCTTTTGCTTCCCAATACAAAGGATAAATCTCCGTTGGCGGTAGCCTTGTTGGTGATAGTCAGCGTTACTACCGCTTTTACACCTGTCACTCCCTCCGCAGTAATCACCTCTACCTGTTTGCCGGGGCCGTTGAACTTAACCATTGTGCCAGCATGTATAATATCGCCAGGGTTTAATCCCATTCCGGCAACATCAATCATACCGCCTCCTTGATACAGTTCTCGAACTCTCGACCATACAGGAAAATTACCGCCAAATTCCGACCGGAATTGACCGATAGTGTTGAATGTTCCTAATTGTCTCATCTTTTTTGTCTGTTTTAAAATGTGTTATTTGGTTTTCGGGAGCTTGCCTCTTGATTTCATTAACTCCTTAAAGGCTTCTCTTCGGCTTTTTGCCTGCTCTTCTCCGGTTTCCGCAAACTGATTGATACTTGGGGATGCTCCGTCTCCGAAAATCGCCTTGTATCTTTTCTCGTAGTTGCGTTTAGCACAGTTTACAATGTCCTCCACTTTCATTCCGTCTGTAATTTCCACATCGGAAATGGCAATGCCGAGGATCTCATCGTTGCAGATGTTTTTACCACCATTCTCGATTTGAGATTTCAACTGGCTTTTGGATTCGGCCTTTAACTCGTTGATTGACGCGGCTCTTTTCTCCGCTTCTTTTTCCCCCTTTAGCTGCAAAAGCTCTTCTTCCATTTTTTTCAATTTGGCGGCAAGCGTTCCCTCGTTTGGTTCGTCTTTTGCATCGTCCGGGATTGGTTGAGGTTTGTAGTTTTTCTTGAAATCCTCAACTTGTGTTGCTACATCATGGTTGTACTGTCCCTGTAACCCTTGCAGAAATCCGGTAGCCTTGTTGAAGTAAGTATCGTCAGGTTCACTTCCTTCCTCTAACGGGTTAAGGTCTATGTACTTCATTAATGTTTGTGACGAAAGGCTGGTTTGTCCAAGTCTTGTCGTTAATTCGGATAAGATTTGTTCTTTCTCCATCGTGTTTTATTTAGTTGTGTTATAAAAAAAAGAGCCTATCAACGCTTTGTGCGTCAATAAGCTCTTTGGCTTGCATATCTAATATTACTATTATTCCTTCGTCAGTCTAACTCTCATAAATTTACGGCACCTCCTGCATATAATCCTAATGGAAGAACTTCCGCAAACTTCCTCAACGTCCATTATTTTCTGTTTACACACCGGACATATTGCGAAGTTTCCTTTTCTATCAGGTAACTCTTCATCGAGTTGGACATCAATTTTTATCATATCACATGATTTAATAATGCAAATATATCACCTATTTTCTATAAAAACAACATTATAGATATATTTTTAAGGGTAAAATTTAGAAAATAGATGAAATATCGTATATTTGCACTATATATTACTCATAGAGCTGTGAATCAAGCCGGAGTATGCAAAATCATATTGCATGCGACGGCTTATTTTTTTTATGGAATACGACGGAATTGTACATACAAAAAATGGAGAGGGCGTATTTACTTATGCGCACATAGAAAAGCTGCGTGAATATGGAAATCCGCTTAATATAATCGCCCAAAAAGGATGTCAAGAAAAGTTCCTTGCGTCTCCGGCAGATATTACTATATTTGGAGGAAACCGTGGCGGCGGAAAAGCGCTGATATTCAATGAATTAGTGTGTACTCCGTTCGGATTTAGAAAAATCCAAGACATTAAAGCGGGCGACATAATCACTGGTCTTGACGGAGGAATGCAAAGGGTTGTTTACAATTCCTATCAGGGATTTAAAGAGTGTGTAAGACTTAAATTCGTTGACGGTTCTTATGCTGACTGTTGCATAGATCACTTATGGAATATCAAGCAATCTAACCATTGTTCAAAGAAAAGGGCTTTATATAACCTCCCCTTAGAGGATGAATGGCGGGTGTGGACTACTCAAATGATTATAGACCACATGGAAAAGCAGAAGGGAAAGAAGCAGCCGCGCCATTTATCTGTTCCGTTGTGCAAGCCCGTTCGATTCACCAAAGGGAAATACTTCAAGCCTAAGTTCAGTCCGTATTTGATTGGTTCACTCATCGGGGACGGATGTATTGCCGATAGTGTAATCAGTAAGAACTGTTGTTATTTATTTAATCCTGACGAAGAAGTCATTGGCGAGTTCAAGAAATCAGTAGGGTATTCTTCTTGCGAGTTTGAGAAAGGCTGCTACCGCATGCGCATCAATGACAAAGAACTTATCGCAGAGATTCAGAAATTGAATATAACAGGGCGTGCGGCAGATAAACACGTTCCTGACATGTATTTATATGGGACGCTGGAGGAAAGATGGGCGCTTGTTCAGGGCTTAATGGATACCGACGGAACTATTGATGAAAGAGGGCACCTGTCTTATACTACAATAAGCAAACAGCTTGCGGAAGATGTAAAATTCCTTATCAACAGTTTGGGAGGATTGGCGACAATTGGCAGAGGCGCCGCGGGGTATAGAAATAGCAATGGAGAATTTATACAATGTAATGACGCATACACTCTTTATATAAGAATCCCGGATGCCGAAAGGATGTTTCGCGTAAAAAGGAAAAAAGAAAGATGCAAACCTTATAATGGCGGGATAAGCATCAATGCGAGAAGAATCATAGGCTACGAGATGATAGGGAAGAAGGAGTGTTGCTGTATTGCAGTGACCAATCCGGACAGTTTGTTTCTAACAAGGGATTTCATTGTCACTCATAATTCTTGGGCCTTGCTAATGGAGGTCTTGAAAGATATAAATAACCCGAATTTTGCTTCTGTAATCCTGAGAAACGAAAAAGAGGACTTGAGTAATATAGTAAACAAGTCTTATGAGCTTTTTTCTCAATACGGAAAGTATAACCGCTCTATCTCGGACATGACTTGGAACTTCTATAACGGAGGTTTTTTAAAGTTTTCCTATTATGCGGATTCTTACGAAGACTTCGTAAAGCGTTTTCAGGGAAAAGAGTTTGCCTTTATCGGTATAGACGAAATCACTCACTCTGATTACCTGAAGTTCAAATACCTTATCACCAACAACCGTAATGCCTACGGTATAAGAAACCGTTTTTATGGCACATGTAACCCTGACCCGGATAGCTGGGTACGTAAATTCATAGACTGGTGGATTGATGAAAACGGTAACCCTATTCCGGAGCGAGACGGGGTAATACGCTATTGCTTCATGGACGGCGACCGACCGGAAGATATTTACTGGGGAGATTCCGTAGACGAAGTTTATAACCAATGCAGGCATATCATAGATCCGTTGCTTACGCCGGGTCTTATCAGTAAGGGTTACGACAAGTCGGCATTCGTGAAGACAGTCACATTCATAAAGGGAAAGCTTGAAGAGAACGTTGCTCTTATATCTTCCGACCCTAATTATTTAGCCAACCTCGCCCAGCAAGATGAAGAATCTCGTGCAAGGGACTTGGAGGGGAACTGGAACTTTAAAGCTGCCGGGGATGATATTATCAAGATGGAACACATGGAGCGCTTCTTTAAAAATACCGCCCAATACGGAGACGAGAAGCGTAGGGTATCATGCGATATTGCATACGAGGGAGGAGACAACCTTGTCTTGTGGCTGTGGATCGGGAACCATATCGAAGATGTATATGTGAGTAGGGATAATTCCAAGCGGACGGAAGAGTGTGTTGCCTATAAGCTTAAAGAGTGGGGTGTGTTGGAAAAGGATTTTGTTTTTGACTTAAACGGCCCCGGTCAGGATTTTAAAGGGAAATTCCCCGATGCGGTCAGATTTAATAACATGGCTGCTCCGATACCCGCGACAAAAGCGGATGAGAAATCGATCAAGTATGTGTACTCCTCTTTAAAATCACAGTGTGCGGATATTCTTGTAAAAAAGATAAAGAACGAGGAAATATCCATAAATCCTGATCTGTTATCGCGCAAATTCTCCGGTAACGGATATTCCGGAGTAACCCTTTATAATATTCTTATGAAAGAGAGAAAGGCCATTCGGGACGCGGAAACAGACAAAGGGTTTGCCTTGATTAAAAAGGAAACTATGAAAAAATATGTCGGGCACTCTCCTGACTTTATAGAAGCGATGATTTACAGACAAATTTTTGATATAAAAAAACATAACACAAAACCAAAAGGATTATGGAGATTATAAACACACGCCAGATTATGGTACGTCGTCCGTTCCGGAGGATATTGCCAAATGGCTATAAAGCCGCTGCTGGGGTTATTTCAGGAAACACCCTCATCAATGAACCGTCTGATAATCCTACGTATCAGATAATAACTCAAATGGACTTCATGCGTGAGTTTGAGCCTTCGGGACATGCGATTAATGACCCGCTGGTATATCCTGACAGGTTAAGGCAAGACCCGGAGACGAAGCAATGGTTTAGGGAGTATGTTATCAGATGCGCTTTTGCTTTTCAAAGAATAATAACGGTCAAGCATCTTGTCCACCTTTGCGGGAATGATATTCAGTTTGAAATGGAAGGCGATACCGAGAATGAGAAAGTGAAAGATACCTTCTTTAAATTTAGAACGGGATGGGCCGTAAAAGACATGGAAATCGCATGGTACGAGGCCGCTAAGTCTGTAAAGATAACCGGAGATACGGCATTTGTAGGATACCTTAGAAAAGGAAAATTCTATTGGAAAGTCCTTTCTTTTGAAAAAGGTGATGTATTGTATCCTCATTTTGATAATGTTACAGGAGAGCTATCCTTGTTTGCCCGTTCTTATTCCGATTACGACAGCAGCGGGAATATTGTGACCGACTGGCTGGAGGTGTGGGATGAAAAGTATCTCCGTCGCTTTAAAAAAGGGGGAAAGGGATACAGCAAAATCAAACAAGTAATAAAAAACTTATTTGGATTGGACGGTTATGAACTCGTCTCCCAGCAAGAGCATGGGTTTACGTTTATTCCTGTGGCTTACCATAGATGCGATGCCGGAGCTTGTTGGTCTCCCTCGCAAGACAGTATAGAGCAATACGAACTCGCTTTCTCCCAGCTATCTCAAAACAATACAGCCTATGCGTTCCCGATTATGTATTTCAAGGGAGAAAATATAAATATAGATGGGGGTGTTGACGGAACTGTAAAATGTATCACAATGGGACCGGACGATGAAGCCGGATACCTTAATAAACAGGATGTATCTACGGCTTTCGAAAAGCAGCTCGACACTCTTTACAAGCTGATATATGAACAGTCGTTTGCGGTAATTCCTCCGGAGGTAAGAAGCGGCGATCTTCCGGGTGTGGCTATAAAGCTGCTTTATTCACCGGCGTTTGAGAATGCGATGAAGGATGCGCAAGAATATAACCGCCTCGTGGACGACATGGTGAAGATTTTCACCTATGGATACGGAGTGGAAACGGAAAATCTTATAGACCTGCAAAACTTGAGTGTATATGCTTGGATAAAACCCTATATCCATTTGAATGAATCGGAGCTTGTGCAAAATCTTGCCACTTGTGTGCAAAACGGATTTTTATCACGTCAAACCGCAAATGAGCAGATTCAAATGTATAGCAATCCCCGCGACTGGGATAGGATAATGAGAGAGAAAAAGGAAGAGCAGCAGGCTGATATCCTTTATCAACTCAAAACCACGCAACCTACTCCCGAAGAAGAGGAACCCGAACACAACCCGGCTGGAGATGATAAGCAATGAAACAGCCCACGCAACAACAGATACAGGAAGCCAAAGATTTTATAAGGCAGCGGCTAAAGGCTGAATTATCCATGCAGAAGCATTTGGATGATCTTCTCTTGCAAGCCGCAAACGAGATCGTGGATATATCTTTGAAGTATAAGATAAAACCGTCCATGTTCCGCTTTTCCGCAAATGAAAAACTCGAAAGGGAGGTAGGTGTTGTTATCGGAAAGTTGCGAGAGATGATTTACGACTATACCGAAACGCTTTCCATTTATGACAGGAAGGAAGAGAGGGAGGCTATCATTGCTTTTATAAATAGGGAAGATCATGGCAAGACGCTTTCGGAGCGTATTGATATTTATTGCAACCGCTTTAAGTATGAGATAGAGGCTGCTGTTGCCGCCGGACTTATTGCCGGGCTAAGCCGAAACAAAATAAAGGATAGCATAAGGGAAAATATTAAATCTCCGTATGATAACTCCTATTTCAAAAAGGCCGTAGAATCCGGGGTATCCGCAGCAACCCGCATTAATACAAATGGAATAAGTTATGGAGTAGGGAAGTCCAACTCTTCTTATAACTCACTGAATACCCTTACCCGGTATGCTATCGGGTCCGCATGGATGTGGTTTAATGGAGTTCAGAAACAAAAAGAAGGAGCTATCGGTTTTTATTCATATAGAGGGAGTAGCTACCCATGCTCTTATTGTGATAGTATGGTCGGGTATCATCCTATATCCGACTATCAGAGCCAGTGGCATATAAGGTGCTGTTGTTATTTTGTATTTGTATAATTAAAAGTTACAATAATATGTTGAGAGGTAAAGAGGAAAAAATTACATTCAGTAAAGGACTTGGTACCGAATGCAGGAAGCTGGGAATCAGCGCAAAAGAAAAGGCTTTTGCAGACCTTTTAGCGCTGGGTTGGAAAGATAAGGACGCCTATCTCATCTCCGGCCTTTATAACCCTGTGTATAATTTAGAAATGAATAAGAAGAACATGAACGCCCTTTTGTCTCAAGACAAGGACTTCATGGATTATCTCACCTTTATAAACAAGCGTGTCAATCGTAGACAGAAAGAGAGCGAGAAAGAGGAAGAGTTTTTGGTTGAAGGTGTTAGTGATGAAGATATTGCGTCTGAACTTTCAAAGGAAAACCAGCTTCGTAAGCTTATCGCCGCCCGTAAAAAGTACGATGGCAAAGAGGGATGCAAGGAATGGATAGACCTTACCAAAATGATTGCAGACATCACGCAGATTAAGAAAGACGAGATAAAAGAAGAAGATACTACCACTCATTTTTATCTTCCAATTTCATGCAATAATTGCTCCTTGTACCTTGCCGCTAAAAAGAAAGCCGGGAAATGACATCCGGCTACTTCTTCCTTATACATAGGTTTGTGTTCAGTTTTTGTCTTTATCAGACGCTTCCTCCATTTCCTTTTTCATCTCATACATCTGCCTTTCCTCCTCAATAATCTTGGCGTCCTCCTCGTCAGAAATCGGCTTGGCGTCCGCGCGGTCAAGGGCATCCCCGACTGCCTTTAGCACATCCACCTGCAACTTCGCGTCAATACAATTCCCTACATACTGGGTATTACGCAGCATTAGCATAGGCAGGTTATCAACCCTGTCTTCTATCGGAACGCTATCCAATAGTACAAACATTATGCTTCCCGCGCTGTATTCAATGGAGAAATCACCGCATACCGTTGATGCCTTGATAAAAGGAACGCCGTCTTTCTTATACTTGAGAATAGTTATATTCCCTACTTGTGTCTTTCCGAAATCCATAATCTTTTTGTGTTATATTTATTATTGCAAATCTATTCTTCAACAAAATCATCACTCAGGAAATCATCATCCGAATATTCCCAGCCCTCAAAAAGGTTTGTTTTCGCTTCTTCGGCGATATTGGGGACATGTCTCATAAAATTGTTCGCGATGTCCTCGTTCCCACACCACAGATTATAAGAGTTGTTGTATCCCTTTTCCCTCACGTATCCGAGAGAAAGCATGTCGATGCCCAGCTTTCTTTGCGACATAGGGACGATCCCGTTCTTCTTGCAGAATCGTTCATAGTTCTTGTATATCTCCGATGATGTGAAATTGATAACGCCGCTTCCTTCAAATTCTTCGGGCTGGCACTCCTTGTATTTGAGGTATTCCGATATACTTCCGTCCACAAGCTTTCCGTCCCGTCCTATGACCGTAGAGCGTATCCTCTCCAGCTTCATGTCTATCTTTCCTCCGAGATTCTCCGGCATCCTCCAGTTGTTTTTCTTTAGCTCGCAAAGACCTTTGACTATCCAAGCCATTATGCCGGCATGTTCCGATTTGAGCCTTTCCGCGAGCATGGTATCCCTTTTCTCTACGGGGATAGTCTTGTCGAAATTAAGCACGAGCGCCCGTCTCTGCATACTCTCATCATCCGGGTCCTCCCGGTTAAGAAAGTCCTTTGGCTGCCAACGGTAGTTAGAGTTACACAGCATGATAGGCGGTCTTTGCATCATCGTTATATTGCCGCCTATTCCCCGGCAGGCAATAGGTTCCCCGCTGGAGATAGCCTTTATGATGCTCATATCCTTAAAATCCCCCCGGTTGCTCTCCGTACAGTACATAAGCCTCTTCCCGGACATGGAATACGCAGCACGAAGCTGTTCATCACCTCTGCTGGCAAACTGGCTCATCTTGATATTAAGTATCTCGTCCTCTCCGAACATGTCCTTAAGCACCCGGTAGATAACACTCTTCCCGTTTGCTCCCGTACCTTGCAATATCAGGAAATACTCAAAGCTTATATTACGTCTGTTGACAAGACAGGCTCCAAGAAACATCTGTAATATTCTCCGCTTGTGCTTCTCAGGAAGAACACCGTCCATATCATCCGTAGGCATCCAGTTCTCTCCGAGGAAACTTCTCCATATAGGACAGTTGAATATCTCCTTGCGGTCATACTTGAACGGATACATCTTCACACAATCAAAGCGGGGAGAGTGGGGATAGGTCTTTAACCGGTTCATGTCAACGACACAGTTAGTGAAGCACATAATACTAAGGTCGGGACGAAGCTCATGATCCCGGATAACATTGATTATGCGGTTCATATAGGCATACATGGCCTTATTGGTACGGTCACGAGCTGCAACACCCATCTTCTCAAGCCACCTGTCTACGGCATCATACAGGACATTGTAATCCATGAACTCATAAATCTTACCCGTAAAAACATACAAGGAGCTATAATGAGAGGTGTTATCCCTCGTCAAGACACCATAACCCTCCCTGAACAACTCCTCAAGACGTCTGCCGTATCTGTCTGTGCGCTCAGGATTGCTTGTAACCAAAGATATATCCCTGAACGTAGCCGCATATTCATCGCAATGTTCGGATAATAATCCAAGTACGTAATCCTTTAAATCCTTCCTATCCATATTTATTATATAACGTTTTTATAAGCATACCATAAAGAACATAACGGAACTGGGATTAGGTCTCATTCTTAAAAATAACATCTTCTCTTCTCTCTTTTGAGGGTTAAATATATATATATATGTTCTTTATCATCATTATGCAAATATACAACTACTTGATAATAAAACAAGTAATTTTCTAAAAAAATAGGGGTAAAATTTAGAAAATAGGTGATTTTTTAGAGAATAACGGGAGTTATTGAAAAAATACGGCTTTTTTGGAGCGTAAAACATTCTTACAAATGTGGGAAATTGGACGAAAAATGGGGGAAAATAAAAATTTTTAGGGGTGGTGATTACATCCGATATTCTTACATATAATAGGGGTGGGGTGGGGTGCTTTCTACGTGGGTGTGTATGGTGTATTATTGATTATCAATGTGTTATAGTTTATATTATTGCTATAATATAAAGTTGTAATATCATTACAAAAGAGGATAATTTCCCGAATATCACGAAAGCTCCAAAATAAACGTAATTCATTGATTGTCAACCAAATACCCCAATCTCCTTAACCTGCAACTACAACATAACCGTATAATCACCTATTAACCAGTCAATTACCCATACATAATTAATCCTATTATACCCCTGTATTCCTATTATAAATAATATCTATAAATTAATTATCTGCAATAGATAAAATCTATTATAAGGCTATGCTTGTTGATCCAGTTATTATATACTTATACGTTCGTATGCTATAATGTCCCTATATACCTTATTATTTAGTATTATATATTTACATTGGTATGCATGTGTTGTTACGCTTATATATCATTGTAAATCAATGTATTATGATTATATATTTTATGCTATAAAACATGCTTATTTTATTGAAATATTTTGCTATTTTCTTTGCTGTTTCAAATATAATTCGTATATTTGTAATGTAAGAAAGAGGTAAACATAAAGCCTTTAATCTTACAAGCGTTGTTTATATGATGAGGTATAAAAAGAACCTGCTAACACTGGTAATGCTAACAGGTTCAAGGAAGGGAATAACTTAGATAAGTACCCCCCCCAACAGGAAAGGCAAAGGTACTTATCTTGGTTTAAACTTCCAAATTATCCGCTTATAAAATTTAGACGCTGTAATAAAGTTGAATTATAAACATTTAAATATTACAGTTATGAAGACATTAGAAAGTATCTTTTCAGAGATTAAAGAAGCTGGTGTAATCACTAAGGGACAAATACAGTTGTTGAAAAGCCGTTCCAACAGACAACAAAAGGACGTTATAGATTACGCTTGGTTAGAAAGTATCGGAGATGGTTACGGTATTCCGTTGACGGAGGAACAAGGCATACAGGGGTTGAACTGGTTAAAGAAGTTCATCAAGAAGAACGGAGAAAGTAACGTTCTTGGATATAGAGAGCTTAATATAATTAATAGTGCTTCTCCTTGTGATTTTGTTTTCAAAGGGTTTTACGATGCCGGTAACGGCTGGGTTAGAATTTTTCTCCCTATCTACCAGCTTAACGGAATGGAATATATTCCCATGAAAGAACCTTATATTATAGGCTAATATGTTCTGCGTTATGTTGCTATTGTTCGGTGCTGTGTTGTTCATCAGCGGCACCGATATTACAGAGATAAAAAAATACAAGGATCAATCAGATAAATTTTAAGGTTATGAAAAAGTTAATATACACACTGTTACTTATTTTGACAAGCGCCGTTTGTTTCTCCAATGGGAATAATATACATACTATCTACTCGTTTGCCAAGACACAAAGCGATACTATTTTCATGGTAAGCGTGAAGGGTGATAAGGTGACTAAGATTAACGGATATAAAAACCCGGATCACCTCTCTAAATTAAATAAGGCTTTAGCTGAAAACAGTACTAAGGTTTTGAGGCTTTCAAAGTAATAACAAATAAAAGATATACAATTATGAAAACAAAAACACAGCTTTCAGATTTTAACTTCCAGTTTTCCGGATACGGGCATTATAGAGTAACTTATACAAGTCCGGCAACTGGCAAGCAATGGAGTACGGTAATCAGTGACATGACATTGATAGACGCTACCAAGAATGCGGACGATCCGAAACGGAAAGATTTGGAAGCGTTGAAACGGTTATGTAAGAATAATTAAAAGATATACGATTATGCAAACTGTTATATTAATGGATACGCTTATAATAAATGATTATGCAAAATATGATTCGTTTGATTATCCGACAATACCCGAAGAACTG